GAATCCGCATCAATCAGAAGTTGTTCCCGCATCCACAGCCGTTGCTCTGGCATGTAAAGATAGGTGTACGGCCATATACAGGAGTTGTAGGGACAGGGCAGCTGTTCAAACGGTTGTACAGAGCATCTACCTCGTTGTTAAGTCCCTGCTGGAACAGCGCAGTCTGAGCATTGTTGTTCGCCAGAAGCTGAGCAGTCTGCTCGACCTGAGACGCCTGACCACGAGAGAACATAAGCTCCTGACGGAGATTTGCAATAGTCTCGTCTTTCTGGTCGTTGCGATACTCACACAGCTGGTCTTTGATGCTCTGGATACCGCTGTTGAAAGCAGTCAGCAGGTCACGAGTATTGTTGGCATCTGCAAAGCGCGTTGCATTTCCCTCATTCTGGATAATGTTCTGCGTCTGGCAGTTTGCAAGGCGGTTCTCGCAGCAGCAATCCGCAAACTGCGCCTGAAGCCCGTTGAATCCCTGTGACATTGCGGTCTGAGCGGCGAATGCCTGGTTCATATTCGCCATCTGCCGGGCGTTTGCTGATGCTTCCGCTCCTGCAAATCCACTGTTGATTGTGGCGTTGACTCCTGCAAACCCATTGCAAAGTGATGTCTGTACATCACCAAAACCGGAAGTGATGCTGTTCTGGATTCCGTTGATGGAAGTGTTCAGCATTTGATCCCTGAAACCACCGTTGATCTGGTTGGACTGGTTCATCCAGGGATACAGGCCGCCATCGAAGCCGCCGCCGAAGCCGCCGCCCCATCCGTTGTTACCGCAGAGCAGGAAGAACAGGAGCAGGAACCAAAATCCGTTTCCATCATTGCCAAAGCCAAAGCCATTGTTCCCGCCCATAGGGGCGACAGGCATGACCATATTCGAGGTTGCATTTTCATCCATAATAGACATGAAAAATTCCTTTCTTTTATGCTGTTGTCAACAGTTATATAAACATCCTTGCAAGAAATGTTGTCTAATAGTAAAATATAAGTACAGCGGATAGGGTCGCTCCCGAAAGCCGTAATGCCTTAACGGTTTCCGCTGTATAAACGTTTAAGGCATCTATCACGAAAGGCAGGTGTTATTTTTATGCACGAAATCTGGAAAACGGTTGACGGTTACAACGGAAAGTACATGATAAGCAACTACGGCAATGTATTGAGCAAAAACTTTCTCAATACCGGCGAGGATAGGTTGCTTAAATTAGAAAGGCATCATTCAGGCTATATTTTTGTGAAACTTTACAATGGCGCAGGACACAAGCCAAAAAACCAAACAGTTCACATTCTGGTTGCAAGGGCTTTCATCCCGAACCCTGATAACAAGCCCTGTGTCAACCATATAGACGGGAACAAAGCAAATAATCATGTTACTAATCTTGAATGGGTCACATATAAGGAAAACAAACAGCACGCAATAAGAACAGGGCTATCAGACCCACACAAAAACAACCGTCAGGGAAAAGGTAATTCGAACAGCCGTCCCGTTTACCAATTTACAAAAGATAATATATTTGTCCAAAAATGGAATAGTATTTCCGAAGCGGCAAGGTATTACAGCGTGCGCCCGTCAACGATAATAAATAACCTAAGAGGTCGTTTAAAAAGCGCCTGTGGATATGTCTGGAAATATGCCGATTAATCCTTTATAATACTTTTGAACCTGTGAAAGCGTGAATTGCGCCGTAGCAGGTGTTTTTTTGCAAACAAAACCAGAATAAGCAAAGTCAATAAACAAAATCGTTGATGAAATAAACGAAATTGTTTACTTAATCCCAAACATTTTCTGAAACTGTTGTGCCATCTGAACAGCCTGATTGTACTGATTCTGGTTAATCCTTCCGCTGTTCATCATCTGCTGAATCATCTGCTGTGGATCACCCTGGAACTGCTGTCTGAACTGCTGAAACTTTTGAAGCAGATTTGTGTTTTGCTGTGGTTGCATTTGCTGATAAAGTGGATTCATTTGCCATACCTCCCAACTGTTCTATCTGCTGTTTTAAGCTGTCTATCTGGCTCTGTAAGGCGCTTATATCCTCTCTTGTGGGTATCTGTGTATTGTTGCCGGAAAGAGCGTTCTGAGCCGTTTTGGGCTGCTCTGAGCGTATTGTGTAGTCGAGTATCCTCATAGACGGTCTGCCCTGCATGTCAGCCGATTTGATAAAAATTACCTGCTCCTCTGAATCGAAGAGAACAACGGTACTATTAGGTGCCGTCTGATATGCCTTTGCGGCCTCTATTCCCTGAATCCAGATAATAGGATTGTTCTGCTGTTGGTTGATGTTGGTTGGATACTGCGGATAATACTGCTGATATGTTGCAGGAAAACCAGAATATGCCATCTTTTATCTCCTGAAATAGATAATCGGAATCATAGAACCGGAATCGAAGGAATCATAATAATTCCCGTCAATCACTGTCAGAACGTGATCTCCTGTCCCAACTACAAAAAGCCCTTTTGGATGGTCTCTTGTGAAGTCCTTGACTGTATAACATGCCGGGCAGGTATCCGGAATTGAAGTGCGTTTGAACCCTAAAGAAACAAGCAGGTCAGTCCACACGTAGTTTTTGCTGAAAACGTCTGCCAGCTTTAACCCATGAGCCGAAAGCATTGTATAGGCTGAGCGCCAGTCAATGTTTAGTGCAAGTGCTATCGCCCTCACAACGCAATCATCTGTCCGCTTGTTTTGTGGATTCAAGTTTTTCTCAATAAACATATATAAATTTTGGCATCAAAAAAGCACCCGGAAAATAAATCCCAGGTGCTTATATCGTGTAGTTTTCAGACGTGTGAAAATATCATCTTGTCTGCTCTGTATACAATTGTTTTTGTCTGCCTCACTGACAGATCAAATTCTTCTGCTATCCGTTCATAGGTGATACCGTCAATCAGTCTCCTTTTCAGTAATTTCCGGTCACGTTCTGAATGGATGTATTCATCAATGATTCCTGAAATCTGACTGTTGGTGTATTCCTTCACTTTTTCCGTACAACTCCATCACCACCGCAACGAGGGCATTTTTTCATGCCTTTCCCGATCTTGCGCTTTCTGGTCTTAGTCCTTGTTGTAGTTACTGTTTGTTTCACTTTCGCCATTTACATGTACTCCGTCATTGATTATGGCCGTTCCATCACCAGTATCAACATCTTGTGTCACGGTCTGTGTTGTAGTTACTACATCTTCATACTGACTTTGATAATAAATCCATCCGGCATTTGTCCCGACAAGCAGAAGAATCAGCAGGATGCAGAGAATCCAAAGTCTCTTGATGGTTCTTTCGGCCCTTGCCATATCACCTTCATGGCAAAAATACGGAATCATTTTCTGATCCATAGAAATCTCCTATATATCCCCCTGGCACCGCTTTTGGCAAGTGCCAGGAAGTTGCACCGGACATGTCCGTTGGTGCTCACTTAAATAATGCGCCGAACTTCTTCTCGTAGGCTTTCAGTTCCTTCATGTACTCGGAAATATGCAGTTTATTCAGCCTCTCCGCTTCCGCCTGCGCTCCCTTGTAGCGTGCGCCGAGTGCTTTCCTGCGGTCGTCACCTGAGCCGTACTTGTCCGCCCAGATTTCAAGCCCGAGATCAGTATCGGTCTTTTCAGGTGCTGTTACTTCCACATTCTTTACCTCCGTTGCTGTGTAGCCATCATCTTTGGTGGGTTTGCTGATAGTGCCGTCCTCCTCGATGATAAAAGCGATTTCCTCATTGATGCATTGCAGGATACCATTCCACGGGTAATCATAATACATGCGCAGGTGGCTTTCACCCCTGCCGTATGTCTCATCATACTCGCCATGCTGTTTCTGGTCGCCGGTCTTGCCGCCGAGCGCTGTGCCCTTTTCGTTGATAGAAAACTCCATCAAAACATCCGGCTCTGCTGACAGGCACATGGCTGTGTGGTTTGCCTCATTGAGATAGGTATCGCCCATCTGAGCAACAAACCGCATTGATCGCCATGCGAAGTTTCCAGTACCGACCATGCACTTTTTCATGTTGCCTGTATAGGTTGCGCCGCCGCAGCTAATTCCGGCAGCCTCATAAGCGGAAATAACAGCCGATGAGCAGTCACGGTCTCCCGACTTGATAGTGTACTTGACACCGTAAATATCAATCTCTTCTGTGCCTGTTCCCTGCCTGCCGGACATATCCTGTGTATAGCCGTGAGCGTTGTGGGTGCACAGGTGGCGCATGATCAGTGCGGCGACTTCCTTCTTTGTAACCACTATTCTGTGTGGCTTGATTTCAATCGGCTGTGCTCCGGCAAAATCTGCATACCACTCCGACATATCCACATAGCCACGGATGCCGGATAAAATAGCCCTTGACGTAAACTGCCAACCGTCCATATCGATTGACGGCTTGTATGCCTTGTCAGGCTTGCCGGTGTTGTTGCCGTATGCCGCAATCCACCGCCTGCCGGATTTTACGTGCTTCTCGAATCCCCACTGCCACGAATACACGCCTGCCTTGTCTCCGAAGGCTTTATACCACATGTACGCCGCCTGCCCCCAAAGGGATGTATTACTGCGCTCCTCAAGGTCGAGCCAGTACGAAACAGGCTCAAACCCTTCACACATCCTCTTTGTGTGTGCAATCTCTGACCGCACCTGCGCCGCTGTTTTGGCATAGCTGTAAATATAGACTGCAAAAGGGATGCCGAGCCGCCTGCACTCAGCCATATTATAGGCGGCATAAATGTCGTCCTGCTCTTTTAGGTCGTCTCCGTAGCCGATCCGGATGATAGCGCCGGGAATCTTGCCTTTGATCTTTTCCCAGTTAATCTTGCCCTGATGCTCTGATACGTCAGGAATCCATACCTTCATCTGCAATCTCCTCATGTGTAAAGAAATTAAGTTCCTTGACTGCCGCCTGAATGAGCGAATCAATCTCGCCATCCGTCAGCGCAACGCCGAGACGGTTTGCAGTCATGCTGATCAGTCTGTGTGCGTATTTCCTGCGCTCCTCTCCGGTTGGGTCGGTTTTCCTCATCAGCTGTTCGGCGGCATATACGGCCGTCTCTGCGGTCTGCCTGATCTGTGCAAATTTCTCATTTTCCGCTTTAACATCAAGCCAGCGCTTAAAAGCAGGGATGCAGATGCCGGTCATAACAGCGATTGCAAGCCGGATGATTAGAGTGATGATTTCGACTTTCATGTGGTATACCTCCATCAAATAAACTTGTTGGCGTTTTTCACTTCTTGATATGTCTCCCGAATATGGGCGATTGCGCTTGTGGCCTTGTCGTTCTCGTACTCATCGTGCTCCCGGCAGTAATGACGATAGAATTTGATATCGGCAAGCACCTGATTGTATGACTCTTCGGAGTGGTCTACTTTCCTGCGCAGTTCATCATCAAAAGCAAGTATGTTTCGCCTTGCCTCGTCTGCGTTTTCCTTGTCCATTCTGCCTTCTATGCCGGTGATCTTGTCGGCAAGGTCTTTGATTGCCTTGAGTATCTCGCTGTTTTTATCCTTCTTTGCGTCACTGCGCCGGATCAGGAATTCGATAAACCCGACAAGCCCTCCGGAAATAAGTGCGACTGCCACCGTCTGTAAAACATCCATATCTATCACCCTTTCGATGTTTGGACGGATATCACGCCGCCCTGAATCCGGAAATATATATCTCCGTATGTGTAGTTATCATAGAATTTTGCGCCGACTGTATTCAGGCGTTTTCTGGTCGCTTCTCGTCCTGACCTGTCAGGTTTGTGATGGTAATTAGAGAATGCGTATTTCGGGCGCACAGCCTTGCAGATGGCTTCGTTGCAGGCGTTAGCATCTCCGTGCCATTGTGCCTTGTAAATGTCCGCTCTGAGGCTTCTGACTGCTTTAATGAGGAGATTATTGCCCTCGTTTTGCAGGTCTCCGGCAGTGTGGTAGATAATGCCGCCAAGGTCAAATCTGAGAACCATCGACTCGTTGTTAATGAAGTGATGATCATCGTGCTCCTTGAGTTTGTTCGCCGGAGCAATAAACACACACTTGCACTTGATATCCCCGACAGAAAACCCTGTGCCTGCTTTGAGGTATGTGGAGGGTGCTTTTCTGGCTTGCCTTTTTATGGCAGATGCATAGGTACTCTGGTAACGGGCCAATTCCGTGACATCCGGCACATAGATGTGTGATACGGGAATAGCCTGCATGATTTTCGACAAGCCGCCGTAATGATCGCCGTGAGCATGAGAGATACAGACTGCATCAATCTTTTTTACTCCGTGCTCTTTGAGTTTGCGGATAATCACGGATGCCGCCCCTGCCTGTGCGCAGTCGATCAGTACGCAATGAGCGACACTTCCATCGTCGGCATATTCCAGGATTGCCGTACAGTCGCCGTAAAGGGCTTCGTTGTCCTCAAAAAAGTTGATAGCCCATACGCAGAACTTCCCGCCTTTTGACGGCTTCGGGGTCATAATTTCCGTGACTCTTGCCTGTACTGCATCGTAGTCATAGCCGAGAGATTCAAGGGCTTTCCTGCGGGTCTCATCGTTGGAAAAATCCCCTGCAATCACCCAGTGTGCGACTTTATCAATCGACTGCTCCGGTGTCCTGAGATAATCACGGATAGAGGTATACAGGATATAGCCGTACTTGCCATGTACACGGCAGTAGCACCAGACTCGCCCTGTGCTTGCGTCCGTGATCTGGTCGCAGACCTCTATCTTTGTCAGACCGCCTACCGGTGAAAAGCTGCATGGTTCTCCGGTGACTTTCGGCTGCTTGCGTGCCGTGACCTTCTGGCCGTTCCTGAGCAGTCCCCACTTATACGGCTTTTTTGAAGGCGTGCCGGTGCCTGATATTTCGTATTTTGCCATTCAATCACCTCGCAACTCTTTGTGCCACGAAATGTATATCCCCTGCCACTTGTGTGACTTGTAATACAGCTGTGCATGTACCGCCTGTGCTTTGGTTTTCGGGTACTCAATCCCTCTGATATAGATACCCTTTTTCCTGCACCAGTCCAGATACTCCGTGTAATACTTTGTATCCTCTGCCGACTGCTTTTTTCCATCCTGATACAAGACACCTTCCTGATTGACGGTCTTGATGATGTTCGGGTGCGCTCTGATAAATTTCCGCACGAAGGTATCGCCTCCGTTTGGCATAACAATCAAGCCGAGTGCATTAATTTCCAGAACCATGTTGCTGAGTGCCGTGTATACCGCCTGCGCAGATGGAAGATTCCGGCTGTACTGCTTGCTGATTTCCTGCTCTTTGAGCATGTAATAGATGTCGGTGTTATCCAGATACAGTCCGATCGCACCGCACGCCTTAATCTGCTTTGCAAGGCTGATAACGTGGTCTTGCCATGCCTTTTCGGTCGGGTCAATCCAGTATTCGCCGCTCCACCCTTCGTACTTGGCAAGTCTCAGGTGCTTGAATTTCTCGTAGTATGGACGCTCTTCTTCAAGCGCTCCCACGTTCAAGTATCCGTAGACGTATACGCCACGCCTGACGGCCGCCCTTACAAGGCTCTCACGCCCCTCTGTATCCACAACGGCAAGGTCAGATTTCTTGGATGCGGAGAGAGTTTTAGAGACGTAAGATGATTCAAAACAATACCGTAGGCTCATGAATTTTCCTTTCCTCTTTTAAAGGATGCGCATACACTCCGTTCGTCAGTTTCGCAATCGTATTTATTGCATCGGTCGTAGTACCAGTTGTAATAAGTACAATTATCACAGCAACGGCGTGTGTTCATTATTCCATCACCTCCCCATGTAGTGTATGGTTTTTGAACTCTTCTCCATCAAGTCTTTCGCCGCAATTCGGACAATAGTTCATCATGGCGTCTCCCTGATAAACGTGAATCCACCGTTTACAAGTGGGGCATTGTGGAAATCCAAGTTCTTTGTTAAATATCCAATGCTTCATGGTTTATCTCTCCCCGTTATTCCACCACCTCTTCCGCCTCCGGCACTTCGCAAGCGTGCGTGGTACATGCGAGGATTCAAAGCAGTATGTCAGTGCCATGTTACAGTCCTTTCAGAAATGCGGTGGCATATCCTTTTGCCATCCACAGTACAGCAAAAAGAATACCGTATATGGTTAATATCTTTGTTTTCATATTTTTTCTAATGCCCCTAACATCTTTTATGACGTTACAAGACGCTCGATTTTGAAGTAATAACTGCTCGCAACATTTGGTGCGTTTAGACCACCTGTCCACGCACTATAGTTAGTGTAATCAATAAACGCAAACGGAACATCAGAACCGTCATCAGTACCACCTGACCATACAGGATTTCCGAATAGATTGTAATTCTTCCCATTAAGTGAAACGGTCTTACCAGTACAACGGTATTCTGTATTATTATAGGTAACTCGCCAAACAGAACCGACTACGATTGGAGTATTGCTCAAAGAGGAAATCCAACAGTAAGGATAATCGCCACTGTCTTCATGCGCCCATTGAATATTTCCGTCATATACAGTCTCCCAAGTTTCCGTAGGTCTTGTATACCATGCCACGCCGTCAAGGGATGCAGAATCAACAGTCTTGCCACCGTATTCTGTCGGAGTGGTTGCACGAATAGCGTCACTGATAAACGAACTATCATAATACGCCGTGATTGTGGTTGATGTTTCATCAGTAAATTCAAAAAGAATCGTGTGCTGAGTTGCGGATGGAGTGCCGCCGGACTCATAAAACCTTACCGTCCCTCCCCCTGTCTGCGGAAGGTCAACGGCGGGGACATCCGTATAAGATGCCCCCAAAAGTGTAATATTTGCCATATTGCACCCCCCTTTACGAGATGCTGAGAACCTTAGTTGTGGAATCCTGGGAGATGGACGGAAGAGCCAGTGTACCGGGTACTCCGAGCAGAGTCACACCGCTTCTGATGTTTCCTGCGATAATCTTGTCCTGTTCTGCGGATGCAATGCCGACTGTTCCGCCTGTGGTCTGTCCTGCGGGAATTACAACGGTTCCTGCTTTGGTGCTGATCGTGCCGGATACGTCACCATTTACAGGCATTGAGCCGGATACCGAACCATTTGCACCGAATCCCGTTTTGCCAACAGGAAGGTCAGACCCTGTGATATTTGCGCTTGCAGTATCGTAGAACTTTGCTGTGCCACCCCCTGATTTCGGGATATCTACTTCGGGGACTTCTTGATAGGTTACGCTGTTAATAATTAAATTCTGTGCCATGTATATCTCCTTATGATACTGTGAGGACCGAACCGTTCCATGTGATTAACCCGTAATTGGACGGAATCGGGTTTACAACTATGTTCCGTGTAAGTGCCTTGTTTGAGGTCTGCAATATCTGCGTATCCTGTGACGGAGTGATTTCTGTGATTCCATCGTAGACAGGCAGGTCATACTCCGCGACCTTGAGCACCTTATCGGGAGTGCCATCAAGCGGAATATTGAGAGATAATTCTCCGTCAAGTACGATTTTGTCTCCCATTAAATCACCTCCGGTATGTGGTTGGTGTCTCCTCTGATAGTGGTAATCTCACTCGCTCCCCTTGTGCCGTCCGCTGTCACCCAGTTGCACATCATCTTTGCGACTCTTGTTCCGAGCGAAAGCGTTTCTGCCTGTGTGAGCGTCCACGATACGGAATCTGTGCCAATCTCTGCATCAGCAAGAGTTTTCTCAATTAGAATCTGTCCGTCGCATTTGATGGTAAGGATGCATGTGCGGAAATCGGACGGGGAGACAATCTTGAATTTATATGTGATAGTCGGCGTTGTGCCGATAATGAATGAGGTCATGGATTTATACCTCCTGAGACACTTTTAGAATTTTTGTTTCCATGTATCACCTCACAGGATGCCGTAGACGTATACGCCACGCCTGACGGCTTCACGGACGGCTTTTTCGTGCCCTTCTGTATCCACAACAGCAAGGTCATTGCGCTTGCACGCTGAGAGCGTTGTGGGCACGTGAGAAGCCTCAAAACAATATCTGAGTGCCATTACTCGCCCTCCACAACGGGGATGAGGATAACCTTGCCATCTGCATCCTTGCCAACGGTATGTGTTACCCTGCCGCCTGCACTCTCCAAAATTACCCATCCATCAATCTTGCCGGGTGAGAGTGATGTTGCACTTCTGCCGCCATCATACCGGCAGTACCGCATTGTGCCATCTTTGAGGATGTCGTAAAGCACTGTCTGCCCCTTCGCCGTGCTCATGCCAGACTTCCACACAACAACGCCTGCTGATTCGATTTTGGCAATGCGTGCTTCCAGTTCTGCGAGTTTTGCGACGATATCAATCTGTTTTGTCTGGTCGGCTTTTTCCGATGCAAGGGTAAGCAGTGATGCTCTTTCCTCTGCTGTGATTTTGCCCTGCGCATATACGGTTTCAATGCGCTCTTCCATGGATGAGAGCACGTAGTCACCCGTCTCGATAACTGATTTGTAAATGTCATAAATTTTCATGTGCTCCTCCTTATGTCAGCGCACTGACTGCTTCTGTGATTTTTTTGTTGATATACTTAGTTACATCCGCCCGATACTCAACTTCCGTATCCCCTGTATCAGCCCAGATGTTGTTCTGCCCGAGCAAGGTTTTTATGTCGATAGCTGTGAGGGGGTAGTGGATGGGTTCTGCAAGTTTATAGACCACCTGTGCCCCGATTGTCGGCGTTGTGCCTGATGCGTATACATCACGGTCGGATATCCACGTAGACGGTAATGTCTCGCCGTTGTAGCTTGCAATCTGCGCCCTATCCACCACTAGTTCCCCACCAGTCATATCAACATATCCGCCGTATACTGTGCCTGCTTCTGTGGGGAAGGCGATGGGATAGGTTTCGCCTTGGTAGGGTTCGTAGGACGTGGCGGTTGAGCCGAGTTCGAATTGGAAATCTGAGACTTCCGCATACTGCGTAAGGGTAACTGTCTCTTCTTTTGCCGCTGGAGAGAACTCAAAAAACACATAGTTCCCGCTTGGGATTATTCCGCTGATTGATATATCGGACGTACCGACAGTATTGAAAAATACTGTATTAACGACAGTCGAGCCGTCACGATTTTCTGTCGTGTTGTATCTCACGCGAACAAAACCGTTACAATTTTCGGTATGGTTCTTCACTTTGCAAGAAACAGTGATAGCTGTTTCTTCTTCGACTCGAAAACCGATGAATACATCAACATATGACCAAGAGGTGACTACCAGTTTCGGTATATCGTGTACACCGTTAGCACCACTAAGATAAAAACTGTTAAGGTCTTCTCCCATCTGGCCAACCGTTGCTCTGTATATATTCTTTCCCTTGATGTTTTCATAAGAAAACAGATTCCGTCCCGTCCTCTGCACGGTCGCCCCTGTCCATCCGGCGATGGAGCGCACATTGTCCGGTGACGGGTCACCGCTTCCTGCCTGCACAGGCTCGATGTGGACGAGCACGTCTTTCATTGGGATATCGTCTGCGCCATCAGGGAAAGACGCGATGGAACCGGATGCTGTGTCAGTCGGAAAAGCCTTAAGCATATCATCAGTGTCTGCTTTAGTGGTTAAACCGCCCTTTAACTCATCAATATCACCGCTTAAATCTTCCTTTAAATTGGTTATTGCATCACCAGTCTTTTTAGCATCAGCCGCCTGTCCGCTCTGGGAGAGGGTGGAGTCAATCTGCACACCTGCACCGTATACGCCGCCGGATACCCATGCAGAACCGTTGTAAAGATACCAGTTCTTATCTGTTGTCAGGATATACACCTTTGTGGTATCTACCATTTCGGAGATGCTGGATACAGGCAATGGAGTTGCTCCGCCGACAAGCTGATTTACTTTGTTTCGTACTTCAACCAGCAGAGCAGAAATAATATCAGATTCAGTTTCCGCATACTCCACCTGATTCCCCTGAAGGGTATCTTTTACCTTTGTCTCATAAGTCAGCGTATGCCACTCGTTATCAATCGCTCCGCCTGTACCGGCATTGATTGCTTCAAGAGCAAACTGCACAGAACCTGCTTTGATGGACATGGCATAGTCAACGGTATAGGTTGCTATGTTGTATTCCATAGGTCTATCTGGTTCGTCAATAAGAGTTAGTAGAACAGAGTATTTTTCATTCTTAGCGTTCACAAAAACGAACCACCACGCCCAGTCGGACATATCCAAGCCGTTGATGGATTTCGGGATGTGAAAAACGAAGTCTGTTACCCCGTTATCCTCTCGCATGATAGGCTCTGCGATTTCAAAGTCTATCTTGCGATTGTCTTTGACATAAAAATCAAAAATATCAGCCATAATCAAAGTACTCCGTAGACGTAGTCAAAATAAATTAAATTAATATAACTTGTACTGCTACCAGATGAAATTGCTCTAATGCCGATACGGTTGTGACTCCAATCAACAACGATGCCGCCACGGAAGCGTCCAACATTGGGAGCGTCAGTAAGCATCCTCTCGTGTCCTTCGCCGCGAACAAAGAAAGCCACCTGCGATGTCTCGTAAACCGTAAAATGCACAGCCACGATGTTCCAGTTTGCAAGCCCTGCAATGGTTGTGTACTTGAAGGATGTTCCGACTGTCGTGCATGCGGTTTTAGAGGAGTTGAGTACTGCCGGATTTACAGGCACATGGGGTCTGCCGTCTACATCATCCCTGCATACCCATCGTGCGTGCTTATAATCATAAAGACCCACATTGCCGCTCAGAGACGATTCCAGTGCTCCGGCAGAAACAAGGTTGCCCTTTGTATCATGGCACTCGGTATACATCTTTGCGTGATTAGAGCCGTCAGGAATGACTACTTTGAGTTCGCCGGACAGTGTATCGCCGGAGCGGTTCACCTTGTCGTGAATCGCGGTATTGATACTTGTAAGCAGTTTTTTAAGATTAATCATGTTTCGATCACCTCGCTTTCCCACCCAAGGGCAACAATGGAAGCATACAGTGCCGCATCGTCCGTGCCGGATTCCGCAGTGGTATCCAGTTCCAGATAGGGCGTATCCATGCGAACTCGTTTGTTGATTTCGTTCATGAGGTGTCCGGCAGTGTCCTCATCCAACACCTCTTGAATATGTGCAAACCACGCGTCAAAATCTGCCTGCCTGCCGGTTTTGAAGTTATCAAAGTAGTCGGCAAACTGTGCGGAAAACTGCTCAAAGTTCATCTGCGTGACTGTGCCTGCTACTATACCGCAAAGGGTGTTGTCTGCCCTCGTGTCCGTGATATCTTGCTGAGTGATATACGTTGCACCCGGCTTTACTTTGATACGTGCAAGGACAAGCTGATAGATGCCGCCGCTCCTCGTGGGTGTAACGCCTGTTACGGATGATTCCGTACCAGTGCCGCCCTGCACGATTTTGAGGTAAAACTGCCTATCCGTATCATTTCTTTCCACAACAACTGAGTCGATGCGGTAGTATCTGGAGTCAGCTGTGCCAACGGTCAAAGTGGTCTGGTCAAACTGCATTACCTTGCCGCCAACATTGACGTATCCACTGCCGACCTGTACGTACATGCCGCCTGCGGCAGTCACTTGCATTTCATCTTTAAAAACACCGGTTGTGAAAAACTTCTTGAGCCAATCGGAAAAGCTGTCTGCATCGTAGACCCTGTCCTGATTGACCGAATTATAAAACAAAGGATACTGCATTAATCATCCTCCCAATCTGCTGTTTCCGGCACAGGATTGCCGAATATAGGCTGTATCGTACTTGTACCGTTTTCATAGACTTCTGTCACGCCGAAAAGCCGGAGATTCTCACCGACTCCCCAACTCTCTTTTTTGATCGTTACGATATCGCCAAGGTCATAGTCTTTGAGATACTCAAAGTTTCCGTAGGGGATAGCTTCGCACTCGACAGATTGGTAATATGCCATTTCTGCAAGTTTTTCCCTGCCCCGCTGCCGGAGCGCTTCTTTATATTGTGCGTCTGTAAGATTTTCGTCGGAAATATCAGAGCCATTGACAAATACTTCTCTGCGCTCTAATCCGGTCAGGCTGTTATCTCCCACTGTCACATACACACGGTCAGAGCCTTCACCCTTGCCGCCAACGTAGCAGATATTGGAGTAAACCTGATCATTTTCTTCAAAGATTGCCCGATTCAGATTCCGGAAGCCTTCCGAGAAAATAACCCTCGCCCGGTCCGACTGAGCCATAGACCTGTCCAGTCCTTTGTATACCTCGAACGTTATCGTCTTTGCCGTGAAATCCGGGCGGAAGCGGAAGCCGAGCTGACACTGTTTTGCAATCTTTTGTTCGGTGCTCAACAGTTTCTTGTAGGTAGCCTGGAACTCAATAGTCTCCGTGTGCCCCTGCAACGTCCCGAGTTGCACATTCGGGATTGCAACGGCATTGGTCAGGATCGTCCGCATGGCAACTTCTGCCCTGCCGGAAAAATTAAACAGCGGACGTACAAGCCGCCTGTCCATATACGCCGTCAGGAAGCGCCCAGAAGCGACGATTTCACGAGTGTCCGCATCTTCTTCGATGTGCCTGCTCTCGATGATTCCTGCGTCCACAGCGCCCCGTTTCCAGACAAGATTACCCATCTGCAGGAGTCGGATCGTGTAGTCGGTGACAGGAACGTGCAGTTCGAAGCTTCCGGTCTCGTCATATCGCCTGTCCCACAAAAGGCTTGTTTGGTTTTCGATGATTCCTTGGAAATTCATCGCATCGTCATAAATTCTGATTTCCAAAATTAAGCCCTCGCATACTTGAATGTATAGCTGATGCTGATTGACAAGTTATTGAGCCCCTGATCGGCGTTGAATCCGAAACTGTTACTGCCCCTCATCAGCTGTACAAATACAGAGTCCTCAGTGAGATAATGGTTGACCTCGCTTGTTACGCCGTTGTGCGTCAAGGTAACGTGTTTATTACCTGTTGACGTTGTGATAACAACCACGTCTCCGGTCGAAATTTCAAACGGCTTCCCGCTGTGTCCAATACTAATTCTGTCGCCGGTCTCAATGTGCGTAATTGAAGGATTGAGCACTGCGCCCATGCAGGTGATTGTGATCGTTACGCCGATGTTATCCTCAGCGATATCGTTCTGGATCGTCTTAATTTTCTCGTTGCTCTGATAACCAAACTCAAATCCTTCTGACGTGGATTCAAAAGGGAATTCAAACGCCGATATCCACGAAGCCATCGACTCGTCACTGCCGGTAATATCGTAGAAAAAAGGATCAGGGCAGATGAGGGATATTTGGTGCATACGGGGCATGTACTTTTCATCTGACTCCAAAGATTCCACATAGTAGTCAATCTTTCGTGGGTCTGCGTCTCCTTCCTGAAAGATAAGCGTCCCAACAGACTTTTCCTTGAAAAGCCTGTTGATAGCGTCTCTGTTTTCGGGATAATCCCCCTCACTTATATCTTTGAGGTGTAAAACGATGTTGCGGTATTTGGATACACTGCCCTGATAGACTGCGCCATCGATCATGCTGTTTTCGGATACATAGACGGCATTTTTTGCATCATAGATTCCGTCTATGCCTGCAAGCAAAAACGGATCAAATCCAGTTTCCCTGAATTCCATGAAAAATCCGTCTTCGTTCGTGCATCGTACTTTCCTATCACATGCCATTATGCTGTCCTCATCCTGAGTAGCATTGCCCTTGTAGCGTTCCTCGTCTGCCTTGCGACTTCAGAAGGGTTAAGCGCCTGCGGGCTGTTAATTGTTACGTTCTGCGTATATCCGGCCATAGATGATACTTCTAACATTGCTGTCTTAATATCTTTCATAAGATTATCGTGGCCGTATACCATTTCTCCGCCGTTGCCATCACCA